CCAGCCTTTTCGGAATTCCTTTATTTCTTCACCTTTACTAGTTGTGTATTTTAGTTTATTTCCTTCTTTGACTATTACACCTGCTTTTTCAAACAAATCTAAACAACCACTATACGGATCCATTCCGGTATCATATGGTATTTTAATTTGTACACTTTCAAATGGTTTTGCAAAACGTGTTTTCATTACCTTGCAAGCCGCTCGTATTCCGCGGACATCTGTTATTTTGTTACCTTCTTTGTCTTCTTTAAGTTTTAATTTTCGCATTGCAACTACAATCGACGAAGCATATATAAATCCTTGTCCTCCACTAATTTTATCGTCTGGGTCAAACATGTCTTGTGAAGCATAGGTGTGATTACAAGCAACAATTCCTACTGGATTACCTGCAATTAAGTTAACAGAATTTCGTACCAATGAGGTAAGTGCCTTGGGTTTACGACCCATGTCGCCTTTCATATCCCCTTTTTCAAATTGATCTTTATCAGTAGGTGTAAGCAACATGCCCAACGAATCAACAACAAACAATACTTTTTGTCGTTCTTCATAAGGTACATCTGCAAATTGTTCTTTATAACCTTTCATAAATTCGCTTATAAATTTTGCAACTTCATCTACCATTGCTACGCCAAATTTCAAAAGTTTATCTTCCGAAACATCTACGTCCAATGCAGATAACCAATCAGAATCAAGGGCATTTTCTGAATCTAATATAATAGGGAGGATGCCTTGCTGTTGGGCATTACGCACTAAGTTTCCACTGGCAATGAAACTTTTTCCACTTCCACTTTCACCAGCAAAACATGTAACCCTCCCTAATGGTATGCCTTTATTAAAATCGCCTGAAATTAAAAAATTAAGTGCATAATTTCCAGTACTAATCCAATCTACGGGGTCGTGAAATCCAATGGACATTCCCGGAACTGCTTTTGTAATACTTTTTCTAAATTTTGATATATCAAATGGTCTCATTTATTTCCTATAGGTAAAGGGGGGCCTTCGCCCCCTTTTTAATTAACTATTGTGCTTTGCGCTCACGGATCATTTTAAGAATTTCATCCGCTGAAGGCTTTTCTTTTTCAACCGGTGTTTCTACCGGTTTCTCGTTGGTAGGAGTTGTTGATTCTGCAACAACTTCGGGTACTACTGGGGCCTGCTGTGGAACGCTAGGTACTGGTCTATTTGTCAACTGAACACCTTGCGGAGTATAATGTGAACCAAAACGCTCTGGATCATATAATTCACCTGCAACTGATGCCTCAAACATTTCAAAGATAATCTTAACATCATCATTGGTTGGCCGTTTCGGCATATAATCATTTAAGTTAAACAACCCATTAGTTTGGACTGCGTCGCGTTCAGTTTGATCAAGACCACGTTCTTTACGAGCCCAGTTTGACGTAGAATAATCAGCATACTGACCTTTTTGTGTTTTAGTAAGTTTAAAGTCAGTGCCTTGTTCGTAGTCAGTCGGAATCTCAGGAAAATCTGGATCCATAAGTGCCGTCGAAATAATCTTAAAAATAGACGGATTAATAACAAACCGACGAATCGGATTGTCTGGAGTTGAATCTTCTTTCATAGGATTATCTACTACAAACCCTTGAAAAATATAAGACCGTTTCTTCCAATACTTGCGACCTTCGTCTTCAAGACTTGGATCTTTAAACCAAGGACGAATTTCTGCATGTACAGGACATGCATCGCCCCACATTTCAACACACGGAACCTGGACTGTCACGTTACGTGACTCATCTTGTCCTTTAATACCAGGAAATGCCAAACGAATCATCTGACGCTCTTTCCAAAAGAACGTATTACTATCATCTGAATCTGGTAAAAATCTTAGTGTTACTGTGGAATTATCTGGGATGTTCCAGAATGCATAAATTGCATTGTCGGATTGATAACCTCCGCCTGGACGTTGCTCTTTTTCCAAGAGCTTTGCTCGTATTTCTGCTAGTGTAGCCATTGTGTCTCCTTTATTAGCCTAGTTTTAGTTGTATATGCCTAAGTTACTATTCTTTTATTAGCCTAGTGTACATGACATACTTCTCATGTACTTATTATAACAAATGTATTTATCAATGTCAAGTCTTTTTTTATCTTTATTTTTTAATTTCATTTTGAGCGATATCATATATATATTTTTCCAAACCAGTTGCTGAATCCCATTCTTTAACTACAAAATTTTTCTTTAAGTCACTAAGAAATTCACTTTGGTATGTAATATTATAATTTAATGAGTGTATCTTTTTAATTTTTATATCATTGACAATTTGCTCGTCCCAAAATTCTGATGTACTGTTAGAGCGTCTAACATTCAAATAGTCTCTAATCATAGCAGTTAAATCTTTTACATTCGCCTTCATGATTTGTTCTACACCATCAATATAATCTTTTATTAGATTATACATATCAACCTGTTCTCGTTCTTCGCCCAAACTTAGCCAACCGTCTAATCGAAAACCACCCATAGCTTTGTTGGTATATTTTTCTGGTTCCGGATGATATTTTTGTACTAAATTACCAATCAATATTTCTAAGGCAGAAGAAATATTGCTAATATCATGTTCGTATGTGTCTATGTTGTTTGGTCTACTATACTGCCCTCTAAAATAATACAATTGAATCCAACGTCGTCCACTTTTATCTGGAACACTCATTACATCCTTATACGAAGACGCCAAAATATTAGCATCCAATTCTACAACTACTCCACCATTACCCGCAATTCCTTCTTCAAAATAATCTGAATCCATATAAAAGAATGCAGAAATAGAAGCTTTTTTTCCCTGTAATTTGTTAAGTGTATTAATCCCTTCCCAGGAATCAGTAACATGAAACACCGTAGCACGATGTTGCTCGATACCAATTCTGTTAAAAATTGATGAAGATATAGGTAACCACAAATATTTAATTGCTGTACTACCTTCTCGATGTAAACTCGAAAAAGCCGGAAATTGCACACCCAAATTAAACAATCTTGTTGACAAACTTTCTTGATTTGCAACTTCTTTTAAGTACTCCTTAAATGATCTCACACTTATCTTCTTTGCCTCATTTGTTCTGACTGCACCATTCCTCCTACACGAGCTGACTCAGTTCCGACATCATGTACTTCGTCAACTAACGAATCTATTTTAGTTTCTATTTTTATAGCAAATATATGTGCAGTATCTTCCATTTGTTTGTGCAATCCTTTAATCGTTGATAATTGCGACAATACTATATAACTTAAAATCCCCAACATCAACCCCGCAATCCCATGTGTCTCTAGGATACCAATAAGTGAGTCGATCATCTTACTCCTTTTTGACTAATTGCCAATTTTTAATTGTTCGATATATTCTTTAAGGTTTTTTGGATTTATTATTTCCTTATTTTCGATTAATTTGTATGATACTACTTGCCCTTTACTATCTACTTTTAAATCTTTAATGTGAAATGCTTTTTCCGTGGCAGTTATTTTTGCCCTAGTTGATCCATCTTGTTTACCAAAGTAATTTTGAATCTCCATTCTTGTTGGACCAGTGTGTCCTTCACTAATACTTTCGCCGTAATAGCCATAATCTTCATCTGTACCCATTCCTGCTGAAGCCATTGCAGAATCAAAATCTCCATCCATGGGTTCGCCATCATCAGTAGCAAAATCGTCGCCATATTCTCGTTCTAGTTCTTCTTGGATCCATTGATCAGGATCGCCGTCTCTTGCTTTAGCAACACCATATGGCATTTCACCTGAGCTAACATAATGCTCATATAGTTCATCATAAAACTCATCGTGATCGAATAGCATCGATTCACCACGCATTATAGATTCAAATGCTTCTCTATGTTTGGCAAGAATATTATCTAAACTGCCGCCTTCGGCTTCTTTAAGTGGAAGTCCTGCTAATTTTCTTAGCTCATTTTCGGTTTTAATATCGTGAATCATTTATATACCCCTGCTAGTTTTAATACTGTTTGATCCGCCTCGCCAGCGGCTTCAGTAGGGTTGGTACGGTTAGGCTCGTCATGAACTTCACCCTTAGGTTGCATTACATCTTGTCTATTCTTACTGCGAAACAATCTCTGTTCATTTTTACGCACAGAAGGCCTTTCTAATGATTTTTCAAAAAAGACATCATTGCTTACATACTTACTAAGTGATTCATCTACTTCATCAATAAATGCTTCTTCCATAGGGGTATCTTGAGGTGCAGTTTGTGGAGTTTGTCCAGTTTCCATAATAGATTTTAATAATACCAATGATTCATTTTTCATTGATATGTCATATGTGGGATAATCTATTGCTACTTGTTTCGTCAATGTTTGAATATTCTCATCTAAAATGTGCTCAGCCATAAAATTAATTATATGCTGATTCTTTTTAGTAACATTATCAAACACTAAATTAGCAGGATTCCCTGGATGATCTGCTTCTACTATTTTTACTTGAATTTCTCTGGCTGATCCAACCGCCTCTTTGAATTCGCCAAAG